ACAATGTAGAGTTTTCCGTTCGTCTATTTAAGAAAGCAATTGAATTAGGCATTCCAGTAAAGTATGCGTCGTCAGCATCTGTGTATGGAAACAGCACTGATGGGTCTATTAACCCACTAAACTTTTATGCTATCTCAAAGGTTCAACTGGACTACTGGGTCCAACAACATATGGACATGTTCAGTAAGATTCAAGGATTTAGATTCTTTAATGTCTATGGTGATGGTGAGGAATCAAAAGGTGATCAGCGTAGTCCAGTAAGTAAGTTCACTGAGCAAGCAAAACTTACAGGTAAAATTAAAATCTTTGAAGGATCCGAAACGATGTTCAGAGATTTTGTTTGCGTTGATGATGTTGTTGATATTGTCACCAACAACAAAGCAGGTTCTGGTATCTTTGATCTTGGATCAGGTACTCAGTATTCATTCAGAGACATTGCAGAAATCATTGCAAAAAAATATGGGGCAGAGATCGAAGTGATCCCTTTCCCCAAACACCTAGAAGGTAAGTATCAGTATGACACCAGAACTAATTTATCCTGGAAAGATCATAAGTTTACTACAGTAGAAGAGTATATCAGTCGCCTTTGACTACTCTGAAAGAATCAGAATCAAAGTGAGTGGTTGAAAATTCATACATCTCAGTATCTTCAATAGCATACATCTGATGTCTTAGTTCCCTGGGGATTTCAAATTTATCTCCAGGGTTTAATATTACGCTGTCTGCCATAGTCATGTCATCTTCAAAACCATAGATGAGATGCAACTTACCAGAGTGAATGTAAAAAGTCTCTTCTTTTTTTAGATGGTAGTGCCATGAACATTTCTTCCCTTTATTAAAATACAACAACTTACCGCAGTATTTTTCGTTATTGACAATCCATTTTTCATAACCCCAACCCTTTGGAACATGTTTCATTGGACTTGAATACCGAACGCCAAACTCATTCTCCATCCTGATTCTGGTGCCTCCGCATTATGTACATAGGTAGAAGGAAAAGCAACGAACTTCCCTTGCTTGTATTTACACGAGTGGATAACATCGTCTCCATCGTATATTAGGGTATCACCCGAACTGTCAGTAATATAGTATAGCACAGTCCAAAGTGATGTGTCACTCTCGTCATCACAATGCACACCACCACGCTGTCCAGGACACGCAGCATTCAGTGCAATTCTTCTCAATCCTGCAAACTCTTTACCAGTCACAGCAGGCAACCATGTGACTACAAAATTGGTTAGGTAATCTACACTGGCAGGGATGTTCTTCTGGTGGAACTGCTCGCGCCATCCGTCCCAAAAAAATATTCTTCCAAAAAATGTATCTCCATCTTCGGAAGCTCGGTGCCCGTATGCAACAGGGTATTCATAAAGACTATTGTTGATCCAATCAATAGTAAACGGATCAAGAAGAGCGTCGTTTTCATGTATCAAAGAAATCATTTGCATTCACTCCCTTATCATCAATGTAGTAATCACCAGCTGGTTTACCCAAATGGAGTTCATGAAACTTGCATCCCCAGAATACTAACTGGTTCCAAGTATCTGTGTAAAATTCTTCTTCTGCTAACTGTCTGTCGTTCTTGTGACGACCCATGCCTCTAGCAGTAAGATAAACAATCTTATGACCTTGATCATATAATTTATTTATTTGGCGAATTCTAGTGACGATAGGAATCGAATCCTCATACTCATCAGTAGGATCCAACTTCTCACAGATGGTCCCATCAATATCAATTACATAGTTCATGGACTTCCTCCTCTGTAAGAACATGAGTACCTCTCTGCTGAACAGCAAACGCAGCAGCTTTGTTGGCGTATGGAATTGCATACTCCACCTTTCCGAGTCTGAGATAGAAATAAACCAAACTACTCAGGAAAGTATCCCCAGCACCAGCAACATCAAACACATTGACTTGCTCACCAGGATACATTCTACTTTTATATTCTGCTCCCTTAGATCCTCTAGTAACAATTAGATTAGGATAGTCACCATCTAGTTTATTTGATTCAAACTCATTGAGTTTTAAGTAGCAGTTCTTAGGTAGATTAGTCTTCTTACTATCTATGAATGTAGGTCCATCAAACCAATCTGTCAACTCAAACAGCTTCTCTTCTGTTAGGAATCCCTTATCGTAATCAGAGATTACTAGGGCATCAAATTTTTCTTCTGGTAAATCATACTTAAACTCTGATACCTGATCATTTTGATCACATCTCATGATCTGTTGATTTGATCTAATATCAACATACCTAGTTTTAACTGGTTGTTCCATGCTAGTCATCAAGTATACTTTAACACCGAAAGACTGTAGATTGTTTTTAACATTCCACGCCATACCCTCGCTGTATGTTTTATGTGTTTCAACTAGAACTGGAACTGGTGCCTCAGGACTCAACCTAGAGCACTTACCATAAACATAAACATCTTTACAGGTGTCACCTATAAGTAATACCTTGAACTGTTTGTGTTGTGGAATAATCTCCGAGTCTATCGAAAAACCGAACTGATTTGGCATACTGTGAACCTACTACTTCTTTTCCTTTCCAGTCGGAACCTACGACCATTATATCAGGTGAGATGGAATAGAGCAATTCTTCTAACTCCTGTCTAGTGTCAAAGACATGCACTACATCCACATACCGAATTGACTTGAGCATCAATGCTCTATCATACTGCGAAAAAATAGGTCTCTCAGGACCCTTCATCTGTGCTACCTTCTCATCAGAGTCGATAGCAACAATCAGGTAATCTCCAAGAGACCGTGCAAATTTTAAAAGTTCAATGTGTCCTGGATGTAAAACATCAAAACAACCATTAACAAAAGAAATCTTCATTTATTTCCCCAGTGTTTCTGATAGGGGCAACCATGCATTTGGTTTGGATGCTGTGCTGCTTTTAGATGAGGAGCATCAATATCCATACAAACAAATGCTGTGAATACATGCTTACCATTACTAATAGGTTTATTTCCTTTATGTGGATATAATTGATTGCATGGGAACATCAGCAACTTACCCATTTCTGGTTTTACCTTGTAACCCAACTCAGGAAATTCTGTCTCACCACCTTCATCAACATCATCTAGGTATACAATAATTGCATACAGTCTAGACATCAATAAAGGATCCATCGGAGACACATCAATGTGTTCATTGAACCAACCATCATTCTTTACATAACAACGCAAAGAATAATCATAAGAAACAAGAGGGGCACGCCACAATAGTTTGCTTCTCTTATAGTATTCATCAATTGCATCTTTAACTACAATCGAGAGTTGACACCACACATCATTACCTACTTGTGGGTGCCACTGAGTAGCTTTCTTATGTGTGTAATCAACATCCCCATCACCGATTCCACCATCATGATGTTTGTTAGTATTGTTCCAGAACTTTTCTACAAGGTTGTCACAATCTTCTTCGGGAAGGAATCCTGGTAATTCCAGAATTAAATCAGTTAGTTTCATTGGGGAAATATAATAATTTGTTTTCTTCAGGTAGATATAGATATTCAATCAAACTTTCATTCATAGTATTGAAAGCATCTTCCATAGTTTCTACAATAGTATCACCAGCAAGATTGAAAGATGTATTGAATAAAATAGGAACCCCAGTGAGATTATTAAACTCACTGATTAATTTATAGTAGTTTGGATTCTGCTTTTCTGTAAGAGTCTGAATCCTACAGGTATTATCTACATGAGTAATACATGGAATTTCATCTGGTCTGAGAACTTCCATAGCATACATCATGTATGGAGACTCTGGCAAACCAGCCATATCAAACCACTCATGTGCATATTCTAGCATGACCGTGCCAGCAAATGGTCTCCAATTTTCTCGTTTCTTGACAGTGTTTACTTTATCTTTACCATTAGGATCACGAGGATCATAAAGAATGGAACGATTTCCCAGAGCACGGGGACCATTTTCAGATCTACCCTGCGCCATGGCAACAATGTTTCCATCGGCAATTAACTTTGCAACATCAGATGGAGTTGCTGGTCTCTCGTTCTCATATTTTTCTTCGTATTGTAGTTGCTGACCGAAGTAAATATTATCAATAGGCATCAATGGTTTCTTAGCAAAACGCATTGGCATCTCTTTATTATAACCAATATATGCAGCACCAAGAGAAACACCAGAATCACTGGAAATTGGTTCAACATATAGATTAATTTCTGGTGGTAGTCTTTTCTTAATTCTATAATTAGCAACACAGTTTAATGCACAACCACCAGTGAAAATAATATTAGGACAATTTGATAATTGATATGCCTGCATAATTCTCATGTAGACATAATCTTCAAACTCAGACTGAAGTTTATATGCTAGATCAGCATTTCTTTGAAACTTTTCCTTTTCATCTCTAGCAGAACAAATGTATTCATATGGACGGACTACTACCATCACTTCTTTGTGATTGTTATAATCCGCTAATCCAAACTCTTGGTATCTGCCACCACCTTCATCTAGGATAGATTTGATCTTTGGATTTGGTTTTCCGTATGAAGAGAGTCCCATGGTCTTACCACACTCAAGACCATCCCATCCAAGATACTTTGTGATACCAGAGTAAACATAACCTGCACCGATGCGAGGTTCTGGATCAACATATGATGGTGCATCCGCCTTTAACTTAGAACCAACATATCCAACAACACTCTGATATAAACACTCTGCGTTTGCTGCGTTACCAGGAATGTGAATGATACTCTCATTCTCCTTACCATATTCATGGTCCGCACCTGCTCCATCGATTACTAGAACAGTTGCTTCGTCAAAAGGAGAATGAAAGTATGCACATGCTGCATGGAGGGAGTGATGGTAGTCCTTCGCTTCAAGATAATTCTTGACATGCAGTCCAAGTTTGCGTTTGATATATTTAAAATATGGTCCAAAATCATTTCTGCGATTATACAGATGTGTATACACACAGACATCGATTACTTTTGTGTACTCTGCAACTTTATCCAAAGAATAGAAACACTCATTATCATATTTGATATGAGTAAGTCTCTCCTCTTGAATTGAAAGAACAACTTTATTGTCTTTCAATAAAGTAATACCACCATCATGAGATCGATTTACACCAAGTATCCACGCCATAATTATACAGGAGCAAAATTAATATTCAAAACCATTCGTTCGGGAGTGCTCTCTGGATAAGAGCTTGCATGATATCTTCTACCATCAAACAATACCAGTTTTCCCTGTTTAGGTTTGACTGATTTTGCAACAGTAAAGAGACTGGGATCATACCCATTAATAAATCTCTTGATATTTGGATCTAGAAATTCATTAAAGAAATAAGTATCACCATCACTATCATTTAGATAATAGATTGCCGTGTATTTCAACCCATCATCTTGATAATCCACATGTGGAACATGATATGGTTGACGGTTCGTGTTCAATGTAAAGAGACCCAATCTTAATTGAACAAGTTCCGCGATGGTCATATTAATTTTTTCTTCCATTGAATATAGAAGGGGAACGAAGATATCATAAAAATCCGATTCTTTTCCCTCTCTACCCCAAAGGATGTGCATGAACCCAGTGAAGGAAGACTCCTCCACCTCAAGAGTGGAGTCGTTCAAATGATTCTGTTGCCAGAACCACAGTGGTGATGTGATGTCTCGGTTAAAATACCAAGGAAATTTTGCATCCATCACCGTTTGTTTTAAGTGCTCGGCATACCGTGGAGAGATAAAATTATCAATCTCCACGATATCTTCAAAGTGATCACTCATTAGGAACTTTCACCAACTTTTGAATTTCAGGAAGATACATATACTCGATCTGACTACGACTCAGAGTGTCGATTGCATCTGAGATTGTCTCGACCAGCGGGTCTCCACCCAAATTAAAAGAAGTGTTAAACAAAATAGGGACATCCGCAATCTTATCGAATGCATCAATGAGATTGTAGTAGTGTTCATTCTGCTCTGGTGTAACGGTCTGGATTCTACAAGTGTTGTCAACATGGATGACAGAAGGAATTTTCTCTTCTACACCATCATGACACTTGACTGCATACATCATGTGAGGAGTCTCTTCGCGACCCGCTAGATCAAACCAATCATGTACTTTGTCTTTCTTGATAGAGCAAGCGAAAGGACGGAACCATTCACGACGCTTGACTGCATTGACATGATCTTTACCATC